ATTTTCAATAGGTTTCTTTGCTCGCCTAGCTGCATCCCAACAATGCCTAAGATGTGAAGTAAGACCAAGGATGACGCCGTCGTTTTGACGTTCAGCCAGTGCTTTATCTCTCATCTCTTTCTCTCGCTTAACGAGAGTAGCGTTATCTACAACTTGGAGCATTATGCTTTAAATCCTTTTTTATTTTTTAGAGTATCTTTAAGTGTTTGAACTGGTTTAGAAGCCTGAACAAAACTGGACACTGCTGATCTAGCTGCAGTCTTTAGATTATCTGCTTTCTGTGCTAGAATATCTGCTGCACCACCTGAAGGTTTATCAGCTACAGGAGCTTTAAACTCTCCTGACTGCATGATCTTACCTGCACGTTTAAACTCAGTTCTTGCCTGTTGAATAGGCTCAATATCAAATTTTGCTCTTGACACTTTATCGTCGGGGGCTTTCGCTCCAGCTTTGATATATTCATTTAGTTGCCTACGACTATAAGCATCCTGTTGTTTCTGACGTAGTTTAGTAGCTTCTTCTTTAAACTCTGCGCCGTAATACTTAAGATCACCCGGCTTTGCTACTTGTTTAACATCTTTAATTTTAAACGGATCATCAATACTTGTCTTTGGTGCTTTAGCAAAGTCAGGAAGGTTTGTATCATAATAACTGTACACAAGTCCTCTACCATCAACTCGGGTATCAATAACCTCACCGCCGGTTTGATACTTTTGAACTTGTGGTTTTACCCCAGATGTATCCATTTTAGGATTGTCTGAGTAGATAGTGTACTTTTTTGTCATGACTTAAACTCTTCCTCATCCATTTCTAGCATAGTGTCGGGATCGTTTTTATCCGAATAAACGTACCCACCTCGTTTATATTTCTTTGCCAAATCTTTATTAATTTTCTTTTGCACGTCTTCGGGTAGAGACGCGAAACCTTTGTATTTCTTTGGTACATGAACCTCACCGCCATGTTCGTATGACTGAACTTCTACAACCATAACCTTAGATGAATTCATACCGGACGTATCCATCTTCGAATTATCTGAGAAGATAGTGTAAGGTTTATGACCGCATTTACCTTTGTACATAAAAATCAGCCTCCTACAAACAAGTATATATTAACAGAAGTATACATACAAGTTTATATTTGTCCAATAAAAATACCCCCCACCGGGGCAAGCGGCAGGGGGAACTAAGAAGGTAAAAACTTTGTCGAGATGACAATGGGGATTCTATCAAGTCCAGCCGCCTGCTGCAACCCTTTTTACTTCACGCTTCTGTAAAGCGTAACCCGCTTCACCAATAGCGTTAATATGCAACATAAGATATTGCAGAGCTTCAGCTACGTGAGAGTGTTTGTTCTTTTCAATGTTGCCGTTTTTGTGATGGAATCTGTATCCACCCATCATGGCTGCTTTGAGTTTCGAACAACGAGGATCTAATAGAAATGCACTGTCGCCGTCTACCTGTCTCATGAGATAATCATCAACCGCAGACAAACGTGCTGACACGTTATTTGTTTTGGCAGGCATAACTTTCAAACCTTCAGCTTTAATAATATCTACAGCCGAACGTTCATCAGTTTGTGCTCTCTGTACACCTGCAGGATCAGTAACGACTAACACAGGTGCGCCAGTGTAGTGTTCATATATCATGGGTTTGAGAATGGTGCGGACGAAACGTTGAACCCCCATGTCACTGCTCACAGCCTCATTTAGGATCAACACTCGCCCGCGAGGGTCTTGTTGCCCTATAACTGCTGCCGGTGTCAACCCCAAATCCATACCAATTACAATAGGACGTACACCATTTATGATTGGCCGTAGAGATTGCTCACCCATATGATAATCAGGTCTAAAATATTTATACACAGGTTGTCCCGCAGAACTCAGACCATACTCACCGTCAATGTACACACGTATGTATTCTTCTGACCGACCTTGTGTATCATAATAGCCCTCGGGTAGATTTTCTATATTTTCAGCCAAGGAGCTTCTACCCGAAGGTTGTTTGAACACATCCCACCCGTTATCATTGAAACTAACACCATCAGACGGATCTAATTGTTCCATCTGATAATACCACCATGTGTCCATAGTCGGGGGGTTAGTATCCCCCCACATCCCAAACCATGTTGGCCCGCCATCCTTTGCAGAAGGAAAACGACCAATACGCTTTGACATAGCATCAACGATGTCAGGATTAATATCTCTACACTCGTTGAACCATGCAAACGTCAATTCTAATGAGTTCAAGTTTGCAACATCGTCAGAGTCATCAAGAGCACGAAACATAATCTCACACTCTACATCTCCAACTTGAAAGAAGTATGTCTTGGTAGTACGCATATAGTTTCCACATACACCGGGCGGAAACCAATCGTGAAAAGTTTTAATAGTTGTATCCTGTAACTGTCTTGCAGTTTCTCGGACAATCGCTACTCGTGATTTACGAATACCTTGTTTGTTAGGCTCCTGCATAGAAGCCCTACGTATAACTTCAAATGTACTTGCTACTGATTTACCAGATCCAGCCGGCCCCATAAGCACACGCATCTTTGAATCTGACATCATAAAGTTCTTACAAACTTTGGACGGTGTATAATCAATTTCCATAAAAGTTACCACGTTTCTGGTTGCGGTAACTACGATCTTGTCTTGTTCCTACCTTTGTAGTTATCCGCAACGCTTTTTCTCGAATGCGCTTAAGCTCATTCTCAAATTCCTTTACAGTCATAGTTGCTGCTGTCTTTCTCAAAATACTAATGCCCCAAGAATGAAACTTACGACACAAGCAATGATAGGTTTCTTATGATACCTTACTCGTCTCAACCACTCTCGAGGTGTATGACCAAATACAATCATTTGTCCTCCTAACCCCAAGCCCCTGCTTTGTTTATTAAATCATCATACTCATCAATAAGTAAGACATAATACTTAGTAGGTTCTTGTTTGTTTTTAATTATTTTAGTCTTAAACGATATACCAATATCATTCAATCCTCTAGTAAATTGTTCATACTCGGCTAGTGACTCGAAACTTACAGCACGAGTTCCCTGATAGAGTTCTACGAATCGGCTAAGCACTTCCGATTGCTTTTGGCTCCTCAGTTTCTTCAGCGTCGATGACAGTTGCTGTGTGCTCTTGACCCCCGAGGTTAATTGTAATTTTAACTCCGCCACCAGCTCCCTCCGTCTGTGTATCATTCTTTGGTTCTAGTCCGCCCCACTTAACAGTTGACTTGATGAGGTCGGCCTTAACCGCAGCAGATGTGTCTGGGTTGTGAATCAAAGTCCAAGATGTTGTTAATAGTTCTTCCGCTTGGGCACGGGCCTTCAACTTGAAGGTCATACCTTTTTCGCGAATTTCATTTCTGTAGGATTCTACCTTCTTTAGAAAGACGGGATCTTTCTGAAATACAAGAATGTCCTCGGCAGAAATACTGTGCCGATCTTTTACTTCATCTAAAGTCTCACCGCTGCCTTCTAGCATGAGTGCCATATCAAAGGCCAAACGATCAGACCACTTCGTGTGTTTCAAAGGTAGTGTGTCCATAACTCAATTATGCAGTAAATTACGGGCATGTCAAATAATTTTAAAACTTTACACTTCGATTTTTTGGGTCTTGTTATGAGAGGTTTACTTATATGGGGGTGGGGGTCGCGACACAAGTCCATGTGCCCCCCTGCCTAACATACCCGAAAGAACAAATCGTGAACAGCTAACAGCCTTTAAAACTAGGCATTATAGGGCATACTTGACATTTATGTAAAGTTAACCCATAGTGAAATTGTCGCTGAGGGCAGCGATACCCGAACGGTCAGCGGGATTTCTGACTAACATTAACGGAGGTCTGCATGAGCAGAATCTTTGAAGGGAATGTTAGCATTGTGGCTAACACTAAGGGCGAGGTAGCCTTAAAGCGTGACCCTAACGGCGCTTGGAACTCCTCAAATGCTAAGGAACTCTATGGCAAGTGCCTAGAGATTAGCAAAGCGAAGAAAATGCCACTGCATAAGTGGAGCTTCTTCAAGGCTGACGGTGGAACTGATGTTCTACTAATGGCGGACAGATACGGTAATCCTAGGATTACAATCCTACCGCCTAAGGCTGAGGGTCAAGCTAAGTCCCGAGTGACTAAGCTGGCATAACTTAACCGGCTGGGGAGCAATCCCCAGCCACCTAACCAAGGAGGTAAAAATGGCTAGGAAAGATAACGTAAGAGAGTATCGAGTAGATTGGATTGAACTAGGGTCGCTTTACTCAAGATGGTACTACAAACAAGCTGACGCAAAGAACTTTGCATTCAAGCTGAAGCATGACCCAGAGATCGAAGCAGAGAATGTAATGGTCTCACATAACCCAAGCAACAAACAACTAGCTTGGAACTTCTAACAAGGAACGAGGTGGCTCAGAGAAATCTGGGTCATCTCTTTTTTTATTTCTTTTTAAAATATATATCCCATACGTCGGGGGGTTTCGGCTCGCTTGTAATCGCGATGTAAAGCTGATGTTACACGATAAGTTTACAGGAAATGGTACATCAGGTGTAAAGTTAGGTACTATCTAGTGTATCTAGTCCATACTTGACACAATATGTAGACTTTTAGATACCATAACCTTACAACTTGACACCAAAAAAGCGTTGTAACGCAAGGGTTTACACCATATGTGCTCAAGTAAACTATCTAAACTATCTAAAATATATAGATAATTTCAATATACCCTTTCCTGAAAGGATTTCTTGAAGGATATATGTAAAACGCGGTAGTCAAAGATTACCAATATATTTCTAGATATTTTAGATACCTGTACACAAACCATTGAAATTGAATAGTATTTCCTATCTATTTCCAATATCTATCTACAGAAACATTACAGATAGGACTGCCCACGAATAGATAGAACAACATGTTTCCACATGTCATGTGAAGGTGTCGCTTTCTCTGTGTACCGGAGCCAACTTGCAAAATCGGCTCGGCTCGCCCAAACTGGGTTTGTCTTTCGGGGCTGTCCTTTTACGGACTTTCCCAAGAGACTTTACATGCCAATGAACTAATCAACTAAGGAGGTATATCATGGCTAAAGTATACGAAGGTAATGTATCTATCTTTAAGAACTCTAAAGATAAGATTGTTGTAAAGGCTGATCCTAATGGTCAGTACAATGCTGAGAATGTTGAAGCACTTGCTTCAAAGATGACTGAACTTGGTCGTTCTTTGAAAGCTGAAGTAAACTTCTTCATTCCAGAAACTAACTCAGACAAGCCTATCAAGGCTGTCTTGCTAGCTAATCGTTGGGGTTCCCCTTACGTAGCTTACTTACCTGAGGGTAAGACATCTACTCGTAAGCCTATTGAAAAGCTTGCTTAATCTTAATCAGGGACAGTGGTGTAATGCTACTGTCCCTATTCGTGTTGGAGGTGAATATGTATTCATGTGTTGTATGTTCTGCTGAAGTCCATGACAAACGTGTCAAGTTAGGTTATGATACTTGCATGCTTTGTGGTGACAAGCAGGCTAGGGAGGTTGTGCATACAGTACTACCTTTACACAAATCCAACTACATGTTGGTGACCAATCGGGAGGAACTGATTGGTTTCAATACGAAGGGAGGAATAGTCAAATGAAACTATCTGATAAACTTCTATGGATACTGTACTGTGCTATTGCGGCAGGTACAGTTTCATACTTAGACACAGTCTTTGAGTGGGGGTTATTCTAATGTCTGCTCGTAAGGTCTTGTCTGCACTGGGGGCTACAGCTTTGGTTGTAGCTTTCGGTTTTCTAATGGCGTTTGTACTCATCAACTTCATGCTTGGTTGTGAGACTTGGGATGAAAGTCTTTGGACTGAGTACAACAGCTGTATAACCCTTGGTCACATCATCGACGGAATAGGAGGTAAACAATGACCAACAAGAAATCTTTGAAGCTGTTCGTACTTCGGTACGGAAAAGGTGGAGATGTAGTAAGGGGGGAAGATGGCACACCCCTTTACTTCAACGACAAACAAGTTGCCAAGAACCATCGGGGAGACAACATGGTTGTCTCATATGGCCCTGACCATCGTAACTACAAAGGAGGAATAGATGCGAGCCACTCTACTAAAACAAACAATTAAATCATTGTTCCCTACACAACGGACAATGGCAATCGAAGGTGCACCGGGTGGTGGTAAGACTACCATCTGTGAAGAAGTTGCCAAGGAATTGCAGGTTGGTTTCATTGAGAAACACATGCCTACAATGTTGGTCGAAGACTTCGGTATCATGTATCCAAATGGTGATGATATGTTGCACTACAAACTACCAGACTGGTATCCGTCACAAGACAGAACGGACATACCTGACACTGGTATCCTATGCTTTGATGACAGGAACCAAGCTAATGCTGACTTGCAGAAAGTCTTGGCTAACATCTGTCAAGCTAGGAATCTACATGGTGTACCACTCAAGGAAGGTTGGATGGTTGTCTCGACAGGTAACCGACAGTCTGACAGAGCAGGTGCTAATCGTGTACTGTCTCACTTGCGTAATCGTGAGACTGTGTATGAACTTGAAACACACCTTGATGACTGGTGTTCATGGGCTATTGACCACGGAGTGAAGCCCGAAGTTGTTTCGTTCATACGTTTCAGACCTAATCTCTTGCATGACTTTGATGCTCAACGTGACCAAAACCCTACACCACGTTCATGGGTTGAGGGTGTGTCCGATGCCATTGGTGTTGTACCAACTGAAGCTGAGTATGAAACATTCAAGGGTGCTGTTGGTGAAGGTGCGGCGGCAGAGTTTGTAGGTTTCGTTAAGATCTACAGGAAGCTACCAAATCCTGACAACATCATCATGAATCCTACTACAGCCGAGGTTCCTGATGACCCTGCTACGTTGTATGCCCTGTCTGGTGCTATCGCTGAACGTGCAACTGTCAACAACTTTGAGCGTGTTGTGACCTATGCCGAGCGTATGCCACCTGAGTTCAGCGTACTGTCTGTGTCCTATGCAAGTCGTAAGAACGCAGACTTGGCTTCAACGCAAGCGTTTACGAAGTGGGCTGTTAACCACCAAGATGTCCTATTTTAACGGAGGTAGATATGAAGTTATCGGACAAAGCACTATTGGTTCAACTGAATGTATCACAGTGGACTGCTAGGAAGTATGACAAGAGGGCTACTGAACAGGTAGCCCAACAGAATGGTTCTGCTGTACAGGCAGGACGATACAACAAATCGTTGTTACCTATGAATGATTACCTTGATAATGTTCATAAGAAAACAACTACTATCAGAGCGAAGTACTATGCCAATACCCTACCTTGGGGTATTGAGGGTACGATGTTGTTACCATCTGCAAACTATTTGAACTTCATGACGGAGTTTAGAAAGGAGAAAGCAGAATGGCAAACACTTGTGGACAGCTTTTGGAACGAGTATTCAAGGCTGAAGCAAGATGCACAACGCTTCTTGGGTAACCTGTACAATGATGCAGACTACCCACCACTGCACGACATCCAACGTAAATTCAAGATGGACTTGGCTGTGTTCCCTGTACCATCTAACGATTTCCGTGTGCAAATATCGGATGATGAACTGTCTCGTATACAGAATGATGTTGAAGCTAGAGTACAAGATGCGGCTCAACAAGCTATGCAAGAAGCATGGCAACGTCTGTATGACCGAGTCAAACACATGGCTGAGAAACTTGCAGATCCAAAGGCTATCTTCCGAGATACTCTCATCGAGAATACCAAGGAAGTATGTTCTGTACTTAGCCGACTTAACTTTGCTGATGACCCCGACTTGGAAGCCTTACGACAACAAGTTGAGGGAAGTCTAGCTAACAACCACCCTGACAGTCTGCGTAATGACCCTGACTTGAGACGTGATAAAGCGGCTGAAGCTAAGGCAATCATGGACAAGATGGGTGCATTTATGGGAGGTAACTAATGGCAGATGTTGAGAAACGAATCAGTAAAGCTAAGACTTCATTGATTCTTGAACATCCCTTTATTGGTAGCATTGCTTTGAATATGCCAATGAAGGTTGACAACTCTGTGCCTACTGCCGCCACTAATGGTAAGCGTGTACTGTTCAATGAAGATTTCTGCAATGGGTTGGATGATGAGGAACTTAAGTTCCTCGTCGCCCACGAATGTTTACACCCAATGTTGGAACACAACTTCCGTAGACAGGAACGTAATCCATACAAGTGGAACAAAGCGGCTGACTATGTAATCAACAAGCTGTTGACTGATGAAGGTATCGGTAAGATGCCCGAGCAAGGTCTGCTTGATGAGAACATATACCAGTCTGGTAGTGGTACATCCGAGGGTATCTACGGAATACTACCCGAGGAAGATGAAGGTAATGAAGGCTATGGTGGTCAAGGTCAACCACTAGACAGCTGTGAAGATGGCGAGGGTTCACCTGCTGAAGTATCACAGCAACAAGCCGAATGGAAAGTCAAGGTAGCACAAGCGGCTCAAGCGGCTAAGATGATGGGCAAGATGAGTGCAGGTCTTGAACGTATCGTTGATGAAGTCTTGAAACCCAAAGTGGACTGGAGGGAAGTCTTACAGAGATTTGTTGTCAAGTGTAAGTCTGACCAACGTTCGTGGGCTAGACCCAATAGACGATTCCTCTCTCAAGGATTGTATCTACCAAGTGTATCGGGTGAATCATTGGGAGACATTGCGTTCGCTGTAGACTGTTCGGGTTCTATCGGACAAGACGAAATCAATCAGTATGCTAGTGAGATACGTACAGTTTGGGAAGATCACAGACCAACAAATATTCACGTTATCTACTTTGATTCTGAAGTCTGTCACTACGATAAGTTCGACAGAGACAACGAACCAACAATCAAACCACATGGGGGTGGAGGTACTGCTTTCAGTCCTGTGTTCAAGTATATGCAAGACAATTCTATTGACCCAGTTGCTTGCGTATTTCTAACAGACCTTTGCTGTAATGACTTCGGTGATGCACCTGACTACCCAGTCCTATGGGTGTCAACACATTCAGACGAAGCACCATTCGGTGAGGTCGTAATGATGAAGGAGGTGTAATGGGACAAGTTAAGAAACTGCTAATAGATGCAGAATCATTATTGGTTACATGCCTAGATGACTGGGGCATGACCAATGAACAAGCGTTTGCAAAGATACGCAAACAATTAGGTAGCATGGCTGAAGACCATGTACGTAAACTAGTAAACAAATGGAATAAGGAGGATAAAAATGGCAACAGTACGATTCAGTGATGCGTTGAAAGATACCATCCGTACCAATGCAAGGAAGATGTTTGAAGATAACATCAGGAAAACAGAAGCAGACTATCCATCAACATGGGCAGATAGGTTTTACAATTCATTCTTTCCTGCTGATGTGATTGCTAAGTTCAATGCACTACCAGACTACGCATTGGACAAGAAAGAACGGATTGATTTCCGTGGATTCACTAATGCACCCGAAGATGTATGGCAAACAGGTGAATACAAACATGATACATGGAAGTTGGTAAGCGAGATACCACTAAACTTCAGTACACCTAAACCTTGGCCTTACAAGTTCAACAAAGAGGACACAGGGTTCAATGATCAGTGGCGTAGTGGTACTTGTGATTACAACGATAGTAGGTGGGACTGGTTGAAAGACGAGTTCAAAGAATACAATCGTAAAGTCTTTGAGATACGAAACAAACAAGAGAAGTTCTTGGAGGGTGTTAACAGGATTATGGATACATATTCTACGTTAGCCCCTGCACTCAAAGCATGGCAACCATTGTGGGATTTGTTGGATGACAATACCAAGGAACGACACAAGAAGGTAGTCGAACGTAAGAAGGCTAGCGATGCTGACTTAGGTGTAAACCTAAACGACATGACTGCGGCTGTAACATTTTCAAAACTAACGAGGTAATAATGACAGAGATGACATATCCAAATGGACTGACTGAACGAGACCTACCATCCGAAGAAAGTCACAGATGGTGGGAGAGTGAGAGGTCACTCAACAGCTACGAACAGATGGTAGCTTTTTTCAATAGGGCAAGGGATAAAACTAAGGGTAAGCCTGTAACCCAATGGTCTAAGCTGACTATGGAAGGTGATGTAGTGTACATCAATCTTCTCAACTATGGTGAAGTCAAGCTAGCCAAGATAACACCTGACAACATCATTGAGTTTATTGCTGAGCCAATGACTATTTGGCAACAGAGTCAATCAATGGTGGGTGCTTTCCACAGGTGGTATCCGTTTACATTCATGAGACATCGTAAGGGTTTGTATCGTGCCTTACATACTCAGACCATGACTGACATAGCAAATGAGAAAGTAAAAGAAAAACGTAAAGAACTGTTGGCTATGACTAAACAAGAAGTCGATGATGCTAAAGCTAAAGACCAGTACTTTAGTCACTGGCATTACGGCTACCAAGTACACAGTGATGTTATGAAGGAGTCCCCATCATACTTCAAGGGTCTGCGTTTTCACATGCTTACCGGCGAATGTCTCAATCAAAGACCTGACGACAAGTTTGTAGAAAATCCCGAGAAGCGTAAAGAATGGCGTAAAATGCTGACTAAATTCAAGCGAGGTATGAAAGCTAGAATCAAAGTCCATGCTCTTGATGGTATTGTTGATGAGGTATGGGACAAAAGACAGAGCAATCCAAGTGGTCAACACCATTGGAAACAACCCGATTGGTCTGCTGAAGAATGGACTACCCTACTACAGAAATGTATTCGTGACTGTGACTATCCTAAAGAACTGCTAGTCGGTTTGGTTCAGACGTCACACAGTGGGTACTACATGTCTAGCAAGCCAACTGCTGATGACCTAAGGAAAACCCTTGATAAGGTACTCAACGATATGAGTATCGAACTGCGTAGACGATTCAATGTCTTTGAGAGAGAAGGACATGATGAAAAGAAGCAGGACAAGTACAAAGGTTATTGGTCTTCACCCCATGTTGAGAGTGTCTTATGACAGTCGTAGTTTGGGACGGAATGAATCTAGCTACTGATAGACAAGCTAATGATGGCTCTCTTAAATGGGAGTCATCGAAGGCTTGGTATGTATCTAGTAATGGTGAAGTCAACATTGTTTCGGGTGTTGGGTTATTGTCACATATTGTAACACTACGTGAGTGGTACAAAGATGGGGCTTTGCCCGACAAGTATCCGGCAGAGATACGACCTAACACAGCTCAACTTATTGTCATAAGACAAGATGGGTTGTGGGTCTATGATGGTACTGCCTACCCCGAACATAGGGGCTTCAATGTGTGTGCCTTTGGACATGGTAGAGATTTCGCTTTCGGTGCATTAGCTATGGGTGCTGATGCTCGTAAGGCTGTGGAAATAGCTTGTGAATATTCTTTACAATGTGGTAAAGGTGTGGAAATATATAGTTTACAAAGAGGTAAAGATGAAGTCGAAGAAGTATGAAAAGGTATGGCAATACCTGTCTAAGAATCCTACTGCCAAAGCTAGCGATGTAGCAAAGGCTTGTAATTGTAGTGTAAACTATGTGTATGACCTTAGAGCAAAGGCAGGTACACCAAAGGAAGTCTTTGAGAAAGAAGCTAAAGACAAAGAACGGAAGGCATTGGTCAATAGAACTAGTGTACTGATGACAGCTAATGACATGGTTAGCAAAGCTAGACAGCAAGACCACGGAAGTTTTGTTAACAATGCCACTATGACAGCACAGTATTGGAATACACACTTGGGTTTGATTGACTTTATTAAACCTAGTGATGTTCCAATAATGCTAGCCTTGTTGAAGATTGCAAGGATCCATGAGAACCCATCACACATAGACAACTATGTTGACACATGTGGGTACTCTGCACTTGCAGCAGAAATGTCGGAAGGCAAGGAGTAGTTATGGATATAGTCACCATTGATTTCGAAACATATTACGACAGAGAGTATTCATTGTCTAAGATGACAACTGAAGCCTATGTTCGTGACGACAGGTTTGAGGTTATTGGTGTAGGTATCAAAGTTAATGACCACCCTACTGATTGGTATAGTGGTAACAATGTGGGCAAGTTTCTTAACTCGTTGGACTATTCCGACAAGGCGATACTTGCTCACAACTGCGTGTTTGATGGGGCTATCTTGTCATGGCTATATAATATTAAGCCGAGGTTTTGGCTTGACACATTATCTATGGCAAGACCCTTTCATAACTCAACAGTAGGTGGCTCATTAAAAGCATTAGTACACCACTACAAACTAGGTGCGAAAGGTGATGAAGTAATCAATGCGTTAGGTAAAAGACGTAAGGACTTCACACCCGAAGAACTAGATAAGTATGCTAGCTACTGTGTTAATGATGTAGACCTCACCTATAAACTATTCCAAAAATTAAAGGCAGAGAACTTTCCTGCGTCTGAGTTAATGGTCATTGACCAAACACTACGGATGTATACAGAGCCTACTATTATATTAGATACCGATGTGTTGACTCAGCATCTCGAGAAAGTAAAGGCAGACAAACAGAAACTTATTGATGATTTGTCGCTCAAAGGATTGAGTCAGGAGAAAGTCAAAAAGGCTTTGATGTCTAATCAGATATTCGCAAAGCTATTGCAGACAGTCGGTGTCGAACCCCCAATGAAAACTAGCTTGCGTACAGGCAAGGAAACGTATGCGTTTGCTAAGACAGACAAAGCATTCACCAACTTGTTGGAGCATCCTAGTCCTAAAGTCCAGAATCTGGTGGCGGCAAGACTCGGCACGAAGTCCACGATTGAGGAGACTCGGACAGAGAACTTAATAAAAGTGGCTGAGCGAGGTCGCTTGCCTATCATGCTTAATTATTATGGAGCGCACACAGGCAGGTTTAGTGGTGGCGATAAGCTGAACTTACAGAACCTACCTAGGAATGGTGCTATCCGTAGGTCACTATCCGTACCCGAAGACCATGTGTTGATTGCTTGTGATTCGTCACAGATAGAAGCAAGAATGGTTGCCTACATTGCAGGTCAAGATGATTTGGTTGAATCATTTAGGCAAGGTCGTGATGTATATAGTGAGTTTGCCAGTGAAGTTTATGGCAAGAAAGTGACAAAGGATGACAAGGTTGAACGATTTGTAGGTAAGACTTGTATCCTTGGTTTAGGTTATGGCATGGGTGCAAAGAAGTTTAGGGCAACACTTGCTCTAGGACAAGGTGGTATATCTGTTGATGTCGATGAGTACGAAGCTCAGAGGATTGTCAATTTATATAGGCAGAAGAACCACAAGATCGCATCACTTTGGAATAGATGTGGTCATGCTCTATCAGAAATGGTGGCAGGTAGGTCGGGTCAAATATCAGACTTAGTACACTATGATAGTAAGGGGATTATCTTACCCAATAAACTACGCATTATATATCCTGCATTGCGTAATGGCTCAGATGGTTATGAGTATATCAATGACGCTAGAACTTTCCGTAAGTTAGCACACAAGCGAGTGATGACTGGCGAGCAAGTTAATATTGATTGGACTCGTATCTATGGGGGCAAGGTAACAGAGAACGTTGTTCAAGCGTTGGCTCGTATAGTTGTATCAGAGCAGATGGCATCTATTGGTCAGTCTTATCATGTAGTCTTTCAAGTACATGACGAGGTAATCATATGTGCCCCGGCAGCCGATGAGACACACGCACGACAACTTGTTGAGAGAAGAATGTCTACAGCCCCCAGCTGGGCTAAAGATTTGCCAGTCGCTTGCGAGTCGGGCGTAGGCTATAATTATGGAGACGCAAAATGAGTAAAAAAGAAAGTGCCTTGAAAGTTATCAAGGAACTAACAGAAGAAATTACAGAAGCTAACGATGAAGATGTAGGGGATGTAGTTGTTCTGTTAAAAATAAAAGGTCAATACGTTAGGTACTCGACTAAGATTGATGACACACTAAAACTTGTAGGGTTTGTTGAAACTCTCAAACATGATGTGTTGAAAAGGATGTCAAGTTAATGTATTGTTTATATATGCGTGGGTGTACACCGCCTACGCATCATACTGCTATGGAGGTTCGATGTCATTAACTCATTCATTCTCATCTATTAAGATGTACGAGAACTGCCCGAAGCGATACTACCACCAACGTATAACTAAAGAAGTTAAAGACACAGGTACTGATGCTACAAGATATGGTGAGCGAGTGCATGAAGACCTTGAGCATAGACTAGTCAAAGCTAAACCACTGTCCAAAGAAACAGAATCATACGAAGCCTTATGTAAATCAATAGAGAACATGGTTGGAAAGGGAGAGTTGTATGCAGAGAAACAGCTGTGCCTAAATGAAAACCTTACACCAACAGGTTGGTGGGCGGATGACGCTTGGCTACGCAGCATACTCGATGTGTTAATTATCATTGATGATAAGGCAATCGTTATGGATTGGAAGACAGGTAAGCGAAGACCCGACTTTACACAGTTACAGATGTTCGCTCTACAAGTATTCAAACATTTCCCACAAGTTACAAAAGTACAATCAACATTCGTATGGCTTAAAGATATGTCTCTAGATTCTGAGACATTCAAACAAAGTCAAACTAATTTGTTATGGGCTGATTTGCTTGCAAGGATTGGAAGAATACAAGAATCACAGGAACATGATAACTGGCCTGCTAGACCTAGTGGGTTATGTAATTGGTGTCCTGCAAAAAATATTTGTGAATTTGCTAGAATATAACTTGACAATACTGTAAAGATAATTATATCATGTCTAGTACACCGGAAGGTAAAATAAAACGTAAACTTGACAAGATGTTAAAGTCTGAAAACATATGGTATTACAGCCCACAAGCAGGGCCATTTGGTAGAGCAGGGATTCCCGACAGAGTTGCCATCGTTGATGGTAGGTTTGTAGGAATAGAGTGTAAGGCAGATAGGACAAAGAAACCCACTGCCTTACAGCTAAGCTGTATGAAACAGATCGAAGACGCAGGTGGTAAATGTTTTGTTGTATTTGATGATGAGACAATAGAAGAAGTGAGGACATATATAAATGCTAGTCGTTGAACAAGCAAAGGCATTAGCCTTAAACTTGACACATCCAAACAAGGTGTTGGAAACTATTCCGACTGCGCGGGTGATGTCGTACAACGGAGCAGAACTTGTTGTCACACCCCACCGTAATGATGAAGTCAAGGTACTACGTAATCTAGGTATCAAAGCACCTGCACCTATACTGCACTACTATGAATGGGCAGGTAGGTTTGAACCATACGAACATCAAAAGATGACATCTGCTTTTCTTACTATGAATAGAAAGGCACTAGTACTTAATGAGATTGGTACTGGTAAAACACAATCTGCTTTATGGGCGGCTGACTACCTAATGAACATAGGTGAAGTAAAGCGAGTCCTTATTATATCCCCACTGTCTACCCTTGAACGAGTATGGGGTGACAGTATCTTTATGAATTTTCCCCACAGACAATCAGTTACTTTACATGGTACAAGCGCACGAAGAAAGAAGCTACTTCAAACCGAGTGTGACTTTTACATAATCAATCACGATGGTTTCAATATTATATCCGAAGAAGCACAAGGAAGGTTTGACCTAGTTATTGTTGATGAAGCCGCTGTGTTTCGTAACCCATCTACAAACAGATACAAAGTAATCAGGAAGTTCTTAGCCAAGAACATGGAAACACGTTTGTGGTTGATGACAGGTACACCTACCCCTAACGCACCAACAGACGCATGGGCATTAGCTAAGCTAGTAGAAAGCACACATCTTAAACAAACATATACTGCTTTCCGTGAGTCCGTGATGATGAAGGTTGGACAATGGAAGTGGATACCAAGACCCGAATCAATAGAGGTTGTAAAGCATATGCTTCACCCTGCTGTAAGATATACAAGGGATGAATGCTTTGACCTACCCGATACAGTTTTTCAAACAAGGAAGGTGGAACTAACCACCGAGCAGAAACAACATTACCAAAAAATGCTACGCCACTTTGTTACAGAGATGGCTGAGGAAGGCACAATCACTGCTGTGAACGAAGCTGTAAAGATGCAGAAACTTGTTCAGATAGCATGTGGTGTAGTCTATGGCGATGATGGTCGTCATATAGAACTCGACTGTAAACCAAGAGTTAATCTTGTAAAGGAGGTGATAGAGGAAGTAGGTAATAAGGTAATAGTTTTCGTACCACTGACAGGTACGCTACGGATGTTAGAGAAAGAACTTTCTCAACATTGGAGTGTTGGAGTTGTCAACGGAGAAGTATCAGCTACAAAACGTAACGAGATATTTCACAACTTTCAGCACACCAAAGAACCTCATGTTCTAATCGCTCACCCTGCGACTATGGCTCATGGGCTAACTTTGACAGCCGCATCTACGGTTGTCTGGTATGGGCCAGTAACAAGCAACGAACAATATGTTCAGGCGAACGGTAGAATAGAGAGGATAGGTAAAAAGCATGTGTCGAACATAGTCCATATAGAGGCTACTGACCTTGAATATAGGATGTATGAACGACTCAAAAACAAACAAAAGTTACAAGGT